AGGCAGTGACGAGGAGAATAGAGTTTGGTATGTTGCTTTGACGAGAGCTAAAGAAAGTCTTTTTTTGGTCAGGCCAAGAGGTCTTCGATACTTTAGCATATGATAAGTCGTTGTTTTCAAAAGGAAAGAAAGTGCTTTACATTTCTGCTTTATTGCATTAGAATAGAATATATATTGAGAAAGGAATTTTAAAATGGAATACACATATGCTATAACACCACCCAGAGTTATCTTAGAAAGCAAAAAAATTGTTGCTCCTAAGATAGTTGCTTTTGGTGAAGAGGTAAAAGCTCAAGGCAATGGCATTTACTATTGTAAATCAGTTGAGGACATTATCTCCAGCTTAATGACTAATGAGCAGATTGTCTGGACTGTAAATGAATTTTGTGAAAATAATAAGTCCCCACACACTTGTGACGATGGCGGACCTAGATTACATGCTGCTAGGAAACTTTTTGATTGGTGTCTTGCGAGTAGTGGGTCTAGAGTACCTGCTGTAAAAACCGATAAGGCAGTTGGCAATAAGATGCCTTCACCCAAAGGTAAGTTCCTCAAAAAGTTAGTTGATAAAAATCCTAGGAAAGAAGCCACCCATGGCTTTCACTCTATGGGTATACTTATCAACTCTGATGAGCCAGTTAGTTACGAAACATATTTAGCTGAAGGTGGTAGACCTCAAGACCTTCGGCATGATTGGAACAAAGGTCATGTGGAGATTATAAATGGATGAAATAAGATTTAATGATGAAGAGCTTTTGTTAATCAGGGATGCAGTAGATGGCCTTTGGTGTTCAGATGATATTCTAGACCCTTCTGATTCAGAAAGGGCTAATCAAGTCAGGGTATTTCGCAAAATAGAGAAATTGCTCGAACACCCTATGACGGAGTTTGTTTAATGATAATATTCGGAGCAGGACTTGCAGGCCTTTTATCTGCTAACATGATGCGCAGTCACAAGCCAACTATCTATGAGTTTCAAAGTGAGTTGCCGAACAACCATGGTGCTTTGTTACGTTTTAGAAGTGACAAAGTTGGCACAGCCACCAATACTTTTTTTAAAAAAGTTAAAGTCAGCAAGGCAATAAAATACGATGGTAAAATTACTACAGAGCCTAATCTGTTCTTGAGTAATTTGTATTCTCAAAAAGTCACAGGTGCTATATCTGACAGGTCTATTAATAATTTAGATAGTGCTGAGAGATATATCGCACCTTGGACTCTTATAAGCGATATGGCTGAGGGCTGTAATATTACATATGATAAAAAAGTTGATAGAGCTTTGATTGAAGAGTTGCATGATTGGGAGCCAACACGCCCAATAATATCGACTTTACCTATGCCGATGTTAATGAGAATAATGGATTGGGAAGATATACCTGATTTCCCAAGGCAAAAGATATGGACTCAAAGAGCCATAATTGATCAGCCAGATTGCGATATTTACCAGACAATTTATTACCCAGACCCTGTAGCAAATCACTATAGGACTTCTGTTATTGGTAATGTTATTATTTCAGAGTTCTCAACCAGACCCGATCAAAAAGCAGGTGCTCATCTCATGGAGAGGTTAATGGACGACTTTGGTATTACGCCAAAGAGGCTCGTCAACATGACAGACTCCCATCAAGAGTTTGGTAAAATAAGGCCAATTGATGAAAACATCAGGAAAGAATTTATATTCCAAATGACAAGTAAGCATAACATTTACTCTGTCGGAAGGTTTGCAACATGGCGGCAGTTACTGCTTGATGATGTTGTTGACGATTTAAAGATCGTTGAAAGTTTTGTAAGAGGGAAAGACGATTATTCCCGTTTAGTTCATTCTCAGAAAGGAATAGAAGATGAAAGTTGAATTAATTAATGCGACCAGTGATGCTGTCAACCTATTGTTGTTTACTAAAAACACAAGGTTGATGAATGATGATGATTCGTATTCTAAAATAATGGATTGGTCTGATGAAAAAAAGCAGTCAGAACTAGATTACATGCTTAACACCATAAGGTCGTCATGGGAGTTTATTGATTACACATTTGATGTTAGAGATGTAAGCAGAGGATTCACTCACCAGTTTGTTAGAACTCGCCAAGCATCATACGCCCAGCAATCTCAAAGGACAGTTGACATGGGAGGTTTTAGTTATTATACTCCTGACAGGTTCTATGAACCTGAAAACGAGTACCAGAAGTTGATTTATGATCAAGCAATGGAAGCTATTAATATGAATTACCAACAGTTGCGTGAACTCGGAATACCAGCAGAAGATGCCAGAGGTATACTGCCTACAAATATCCACACCAACATTGTTGCTAAATTTAATTTGCGAACATTGAGCGAGATGGCCAAGTCTAGGCTATCGCCGAGAGCTCAAGGCGAATATCAACAGGTGTTTAAGCTAATGGTAAAAGAGGTTGTTAAAACCCATCCATGGGCAGAGCCATTCTTAACTCCAAAAGAGTGGTCAGCACCATCAATGTCAAAATCTTTAAATTGAGGAGAGACCATGTCTTTTAAGCAGAAATATAGCCAAGCAATTGTTAACAAAGTTCACGAGCTAAGTGCAACGAACTCTGTTAAGTTAATTAGTGAGGCTATGAATTTATCGGAACGCACTGTAAGATACATACTAAAACAAAGAGAGCCAAAACAACCTCAGGATGTTATGGTTGAATCTTACAATGAAACTGCAAAACCTACTAAAGATGGAAGAATTTGGAAACAAATAAGAAAGTTTTTTAATATATCTTAGAAAGGAAATGAAATGAATAGAACTGTTATCGTCGATTTAGACGGCACGATATCTGATTGCAGTCAACGGCTACACCTTCACAAAGCAAATGATTACAAGGCTTTTAATGAAGCAGGCATAAATGATAAGCCAATAGAGAATGTTTGTAACTTAGTGCGCAGTGTAAAAGATTGCGAAACTAAAATTGTTATAATGACAGCTAGAGACGAGAGCTGCAGGCCTTCTGTAAAAGAGTGGCTTAAATTAAATGATGTGCCTTATGATGATATTATTATGAGACCTTCTTCAGACCAATCGCCTGACCATGTTTGTAAGCAGAGGTTATTTGAAAAAAACTTTGAGTATTCAGATATTTGGTTTGCTCTTGAAGATAGGAAGTCAGTTGTTGATATGTGGAGAGGTGAAGGTGTTACCTGTTTGCAAGTTGCTCCAGGAGATTTTTAATGGCATTGAGGGTTATAGGTAATGACCTTGAGTTGGATGGGGAGAAAGTCGCAAGGCTTTTCGACCTTCCAGCAAAGCGTCAAGATTTAATTGAGATGATTGATAAAGCAAACGATTATGAAGCAGATGTAGAAGATGCATTCTGGAGAGGTAAGAATGACCAGTGAAGCAAGAACGCCAGTGGAGTGTATTGAAGAAGCACTCAAAACATTTAGAGAGCGCAACCAAAGCTATGGTGATAATTATTTGCAACATGGCAGGGTGATGTCTGCTTTATTCCCTGATGGTATTAATTTAAAGACAGTTGAAGATTGGAACAGATTCGGCATAATGAATATGGTCGTTGCCAAGCTAACTCGTTATTCTCAAAAGTGGCCACATGTTGATAAGGGAACAATTGATTCAGTTCATGATATGGGTGTTTATTCATTTATGTTAGAGTCGCTTGATTCAGCTGAATTAGAAAAGAAAAGCGAAGAAATAATACCTTTTTGATTGGAAAGACTATGATTATATTTGATTTAGAAACCACAGGACTTCCTAAAGCTGAAGGTTCTGATTTAGACCTTCAACCTAAGATAATTGAGTTCGGTGCCATAAAAGTAACTGACGGAACTTTTGAAGAAATGGAAAGGATTGAGTTTATGTGCAATCCTGGGCATAGCCTTGATCCCAAGATAACTAAAATAACAGGCATAAAAGATGAAGATCTAAAAGACAAAAAACCTTTTATAGCTCACTACAAAGAACTGTCCCATTGGTTTTTAGGTCAAAGGTCTCTTGCTGCTCACAATTTACCTTTTGATAGGAAAGTTTTAAGATATGAGCTAGAAAGAATTGACAAGTTGACTAAATTCCCTTGGCCTTTTAATCACGTCTGTACTTTAGAGGTTGGGCAAAGTGTATGGGGAAAGATGCGCAAGCTAGGAGATATCCATTTAGAGGTAACTGGTAACGAAATAAAAAATGCGCACAGGTCTTTAGCTGACGTTGAGGCAAC